CTCGGAGTCGGGGGCATCCTGCTCCTCAGGTGCATCTTCGCTCTGGAGTGAGTCGATGAGGTCGTCGATGCGCTTGTTAACGGCATCCACCTCAGCGGCTAAGTCGCGCTCAGGCTCCGCCTGCTCCTCGCTTTCCCCGCCGCTTCCTCGAGGCAGCAGCTTATCGATGTAAGCCTGCTTCTCCTCGTCGGTTAGCTTGTCCCACTCCTCATCGCTGATGTTGAAATGGGCCTTGGCCCGGTCGACGTCGCTTCTGGGCTCCGCGTCTTCAGATGTCTTGTCCTCTTCGGGTAGTTCTGGTTTTTCCATAACTTCACCTTCAGGTGAAAATGATATGTGCTCCATGATCTTCTCAACCGGCACAATCCGCGTCAGCGGAATGCCGGGGAGCACCTTCTTCGTCAGAAAGGCGATGCCGGTGAATCCGAGGCCGACGCAGGCGTTACCCTCGTCGGTGTCCTCGGCGCCGGTGCAGTCGCCTTCAATGCTCACGTGGACTATATGGAGATCCTCGGGTACGTCGGGGCTGCACTCCAGCATGTCCACGTATTTGTAACCTGTGGGGGACACAGCGTCCATGGACGTGCTCACCAGGAGCTCCACGGCGCTTTCCTCGTATTGTGCCCCCTCGACCTTGAATGGGAGCTCGAGCCCGGTGTGGTTCAGGTTCGGCGTGACGAGTCTGAGCATCCGCGCCGCCTGGGTGAGCTCCGCCTCGGTGTAGACGTTCCGGTTCATCGAGCTCAGCGGGAAGCAGGCGTCCACCTTGTAGAGCCGGCGGTCGTCCTCTTCCTTGAGTCGGGTGATCAGCGTCCGGGCCCAACCGAAGGATTCACTGAACTGGTCCTCCGTGGAGTAGGGCTTCGTGTCGTCGAGGCCCATCTTGTTCAGCCAGGCGTGGTAATACTCCTCTCCCTTCTTGCAGGGGCCTCCCTCGGGGGACGTGTCCTCCGAGTCGCCCGTGCAGTACCGGGCCTGGAACTGGCCGTAGATCTTCTTGAAGTCTGGGTGCTTGGGTTCCATTAACGCTGTTATGCTCATTTCTATACACCGGGTTTCGGTTTGAACGTGTACCAATTCTTGGGCTTCCAGCCGTTGTCGAGGCTGTAGACCAAGTCGGCGCCCTTGATGATGGGGTGAACCGTCAACAGGTACTCGGTGGCCGCCCGCTTCATATCGGCGGGAAACTCGACGGGTAGGCCGAGCCGGGTCAACTGGGTGAGCGCCGTGCAGCTCATCAGGCCGGCGGGGTGAAGCGGGAACATTCGGCACACGATGGGCCGCTGCTCGTAGATCTTGCAGCGGTTCCGCCGCCTGTCGAGGAACGGACATACGTCATGCGTCATCTGGTAGAGCCGGGCGCCGATGACCCCGCCCACGAGGGGGACCGCGTCGAGTCTTGTCCCATGCAGCCGGGCGAGCCGGTTCAGCCGCCTGTACTCGGCGGGCGTCAAAACCATGCCGAACCTTCTGCCGGCGAGGTGTTTGCAGCACTCACCGCATTTCAGGCATCTGAAGGGTATGCTTCTCATTGAGCCCATTTCCTCCGGCCGACGTACCACAGGTTGCACCGGCAGTGGGGGTGAACATTCGGGTGAATCTGGTTCACGGCGACGTGTTCATGCCACGGGAAAATCAGGGGGATATAACTTCCCGGCAGGTAGCTGGAGCCCGCACCGTAGCGCCTCTCGTATTCGAGGCACCGCTCACAAGTCCGGGTTGACGTGGTCTTGGCGTCGTACTGCCAGTATTCCCGTGGGCTGTGGGGGAGCAGGGTCGGCGTGTTCCAGTCCTGGTGCTCTCCCAGCCGGGGAAGCTCAAGCCTCAGGCTCGGGAGCTTCAACGTCTGGTGCTCCTACTCCTAATTTTAGTTGGATGAGGCCGCCGTGTATCAGCAGGTCGCCGGCCATCTCGTCGTCTTCCTTGCCGAGCTCGGGGTAGCCCAGCCGTTGCCGGGCGTAGTCTGGGGTGACGACGGCGTGTTCTATCTCCGCCATAAGCTGCGTGCTGAGCTCGTTCTTGTCCTCCGGCTTCAGCGGACGCCACATGATCTTGACGTCCTCGCCGATGCCGAGGAGTGGCCATAGCTGTTGCTCCTGGAACCGTTTAAGCGCCCGCTGGATGCTGCGCACCTCGGATTCGAAGCCCGCCTCCTGGTGCTCGGCGGTGCCCTTCAGCGTGGTGCTGCCGAAGCCGAGGTAGATCTCGGGAACGCCGAGGCCGCCCACAAGCTGGCTGACGTAGTGTTGCAGGATTCCCTCGAGGGTCTGCCTTCCGCCGACGCCGGCCGCCTGGTAGATCTCCTTGACCTCGATGCTGCCGTCGTGGATCAGGTTCTCCCCAGGCTTCCGGCTATTGATGAGTTTCTTGATCTTATCATGCTCTTCCGCGATGTAGGGCTCCCCCGACACGGGGTCCTTGATCGTGAAGTCGAGCCACGGGTCGCCGCGCTGCCGTGCGATCTCAGGCAGGTATTTCTCGATGTAGAGCACGGATTTCGTGGTGAGCAGAACCCGGGCGAGGGTGCCGTAGCCGAAGGGGTCCCACGGCTTCGACCCGAACCGCAGGTGCAACACGTCCTTGGCGGGGTACTCTTCCTTCTTCTTGTTCCACGCGGGTTTGTAGACATAGGATTCGATTTCGCCTTTGGCGTCGTATTTGGCGCCCACGCCGATGGGGTTCAGCGGCTTAAGCGTGAGCGGCTTTCGACTCTCGATGTGCCAGTAAAAGTTACCGAAAACCGCAGCCCACAGGCTCCCATATCTGAGAATGGTGTCAGCGTCTATGCCGGCGAGCGCCTCACTCGCGGATTCGATCTGAGCCTCGTCGCCCTCAAGGTCGTAGCCCGCCTGCCAGACGTAGAAGTTTTTAATATCCACGGCCCGGGCGACGAGTGGAACCAGGTTGTAGGCGTCGTAGTAGTCCTTGTAGTTCTTGTAGTCCTCGGGGTACTTGACGCCGGCGACGGGCATCGTCGAGACGGTGAAAGTCTGGTTGCCGTCGATAACCATCTCCGACAGGCCGAGGACGCCGCGGACGCTCTTGTTGAGGGGTGAAGATTCGACGGTGACGTTCTGCCCCGAGGTGCTCGCGAGCAGGATGGTGGACCCCGCCATGGGATCCACGGAGACGAGGGGGCGCCGCCTCTCTATCTTGACGATCTTATGAGTGGGCTCGCCAAACAACCCTAGAACTTTATCTTTCATCGCACAACCTTCTCGAAATCAACCTGCGGGCTCCGCCGCTCAGGCCCCCACGTCACGTAGCGCAGGGCGTCGACGGCGTGGTCTGAAGGTGGAACCGCCCGCCGAGCTGCCGGATGCTGTCCTCCCGCTTCCCCTCGAAGCTCCGCGCGCGTACGCCGCCCTTGCGGAGTGTCTGCGTGGTCTGCTTCTCGGTGGGGTCGCAGATGAACAGGCCGGAGCCGTACTCCGCTTTGAAACCGTTTGCCACACCCACCAGATCGTCAACGGCCGTGTTTTTCTTGTAGAACTCGTCGACGACGTAGGCCCGGCCGTCCCCGTCGAAGCCGACGACGAGGATGCAGGACGGGTTGTCCCAGCCGTAGTCCACGCCGCACCGGACATACTTCATCCGGGTGAGGTCGACGGTGTCGACGACGTGTTTCGTGTAGTCGAAGGCGAAGCTGCCGCCCTCAACGGCGACGAACAGTCCCTCGATGAAGCGCTGGTAGAGGCCCCCCTTCGACCCGTCGGGTTCCAGGTGGGCTCGGATGACCGCCTCGACGTAGCCCGGGGGCAGGTTATCCCGGTTGTCGAGCAGGCTCATCCGGTAGACCTGTGAATCCGGGTTCCGGTGCTCGGGATCCTCCAGGAACAGGTGAAGGTCGCTGCCGGGGTGGTTCGGTGTGGTGGTGATCCAGGCGCCGATGGGGCAGCCGCAGCCGGAGCCCCTGAGCCTTCGCTGTATGACCATGAGGCTGAGCTCTACGTCGCGGACGAGGCGGAACTCGTCGATCCACGCCCAGTCGATGCTCTGCCCCTCAGCCCGCTCCGGGTATTCGAGGCTGACAAGCCAGGTCTTGGACCCCGTCGCCCAGTTGATGACCATGTCACCCTTGTGAAACGAATCGATGAGCGGACTCGACTCGATGGGCGCCCCGAGGAACGCCTCCAGCTTCGGGATGACGTTCCGCTTGATCATGCTGTACGTCGGCGAAAAGATGACGCCCACGCAGCCCGGGTAGGCAGCCGACCAGAAGATGGCCTCCGCCGCGCCGGCGTAGGTCTTCCCGGAGCCCGTGCCCGCGATGATGGCCCGCCAGGTATGCGTGAGCCTATCCTGGTGAAACGGCCTCTGCGTCCTGTGGGCTTTGTAGGGTATCACTATCTCCATCGGCGGTCTCCAGTGTCCTGTCGAATCTGACTACAATCTGCCCGGGCCCCGACGCCTCGATCCTGGCCTCAGTCTTCTTACTCAGGAAGAACTCGGCGAGCTTCAGCAGGGACACATCCGTCATCTCTGGGAGCCGCTCCCGGAGCCGGAGCATAAGCATCCGGTGGATGTCCTCAACAGCCGCGCCGGGGATCTGTTCAAGGATGTCATTGAGGTCGTGCTGAATGGTTCTCTCGGTGACCCCGAGCTGCTCGGCGAGATATTTGGTGGCGGGTATTCCTCCGCTGTCTAGGATGATCTGCATTAGCTGTTTTTGCCTGGCCTCTTTGCGACCCATCTTAGACACCGAAAATAACGAAGCTTACGAAACACACCCCACGACGACGTGGATGCTTCAAGTCGGAATCCAGCCGAACGCTAAAGCCAGCTGGAAGCCAAACGATAGAACCCCAGCCGACACGAGCCACTTGATGAAGTTCGCTGTGGTCTCAATCTTGGTGAGCCTGGTCTCTATCGCACGAAGCCGCTTATCGGTGTCCTCATGCGCATCATTCAGGGTCTTGTATGATCTACTGAGCTCCTTGAGTGTGGCCTTGATGGCGCCGATGTCCTCACGCGTTCTCTCCATCTTCGTCGCCTCTGATTAGCCCCAGCCGGTCCAGAACATGTTTGTAGTCAGCCCAGTCGCTTGCCACGAGGCCCCAGCCCATGTAGAACAGAACGAGTTGAAGCGTGGGGTGAACAGCGAACCACGGGTGCTTCATGGTGAGAAGGACGAGGGCGAGGCCGTATTGGAAGTGGTGGGTTGCGTCGAGGAGACATGAGACGATCCACTGCCTGAACTTGTTGAGTCTCTTGAACCACTCGGACTCGTATTTGATCTGGCCGTCGAAGCCGCTGAAGGCGTCGCCCCAGCCGAGGCCTACGCTGAAGCCCAGAATGACTGCTACTTCGATGGCTGTCAGGGTTATTCCGATGTCCATGTTTAAATCTCCTGGAAAGTGAAAGTTTCGTTAAATATCGAAAGGTTCGGTAGATAGCGAACGTTCGCTGTTTGCGAACGTATTTATAGATGAGCGAACGCCGCCTCCATTCTTATACGCGTTGGTAACGTTTTCTGTTACTTCGATGCATATGAGTGGGAAGCCGGCTTTTACGATGGTGGGTGTAATATCCCCTTTTTGGGGATACTACGTTCATGTCTGTAAAAACTTTGAAGACATAGACAGGCCGGGGGTCCGGGCTGTCGTTTTCCGCGAAGTTTTTCCGTTTATAAAGGGGTGCGCAGTCACCTGCGTCCTCGGCGTCGGCCATACCCGCGCCCGAAGGCGGGGATGGAGTAACGCCTCAGCGGGCGTCTGAAACCCGTCAGGGGATCAACGCAGTTGATCAACTCGCCTCGGGGCCCGGTGCCATCATGATTCGGCATACACTCACCTCCTCTTTTTTATGAATTGGAACGTAACAAATTTGTTACCTTGTGGTTTGAGTTGGAGCCCTCGGTGAGGGTTGAACTCACGACCAGCGACTCTCTCGCCAGCAGACACGATTGCGGTGTTCCGGTCACAAGGCCGCCGCTCTACCGACTGAGCTACGAGGGCTGTATCGGTATGGTATTTAAACTCGGTGCGTTACCAACATAGTGTCCTATATTCTGTGTGACGGTAATTGACGCGCGGGCAAGCGTCGTTACATGAAGTATGAGGGGGGGTAGGGGTACGGGGTACCCCCTCCTCTACGTGAATAAATAAACCTATATTATTTTATTGAAAGTCGAGAAGAGAACCGATATTTGATAAACAAATATGATTGGGCCGCCGCCCCTCCGACTAGGCGCCGCTTTCAAGCGTCGGGGGGCGGATAATCCGCTTGCGCGGGGCACTTGCCTCCTCCCAGGCGGCCATGTCGACCCGTGCCCATATTTTCCGGAGATGGTGGCTAAACCGTCTCCGCCCGAGCCACCCCCGGGGCCAGCCGGGGAGATTGAGCGACTTATTGGCGTCCCATGCGTCTCATTCTCGGGGTGTATGTTTTCTGTCTTGGCGAAGTCCCCCAATGCCCGGTGTGGAACTGGGGACGTGTCCTTGTGGACTGCGTTGCGGGCCGGTGACAAACCGACCCTTATGGTGCACCCGTTGGATGTCAACCCCCGGGTTTGGATGGAAGGATCAGCCCCTGGGACCACATATGCAGACCCTTCGGGGCGTCCCCCATGCCGCGTGATGCGCCAAATTGTTCTACCGTGGGACCATTCTATACATGAATGGTTCTGGCGGGGAACGATTTGGCGGGTTGCCGCCTTTGCGCCCAGCGGCGGGGGCGGGGTGTGCTTCGTCCCTCCCGCCTGCGGTGAGGCGACGGCCACCCTCAATAGTATTACCAAAAATCAAGACGCCGATGTTCTGTCTTTCCACCATTTCCCGACTTGTGCATCAAATAGAATTTTCTCGTCGCATTTGTTACACCGAGCGTAGATGAGGGCGCCATCCCGTTTAAACCTATAGTCTCGCCCCCCGCACACACATTGAGGTGGCCGTTCGATTAGGAATCTCCATCGTTCGACGGTCTCCTCCTCGGTGATCCAAACCGTATAACTTCCGCGGGGCCTGCCGGCACCAGGACGGGCTCCACCCCACCCGTTTTTACGGATGGTTTTCGTAAAGTCCTTTTTAGGTACTTGCGGTTTTCTATACATCTAGGACGCCTCCTAACGCTTTTGAGATCTCATTGATGTCGACCGGCCTGAACCCCCAGACGTCGACTCCGACGTTCACGATGGTGTGGGGGCCTCGCCGCTGGATGCGCCAGTGGTTGTGGACGTGGCCGCAGAAGTTCATCTTGTAGACCGCCTTCGGCTCGTGGCACATCCAGATATCCCAGCCGCCGTGCCGGATGACGGCTGACTCGAGGAGGCTCCCGACGCGGTTTCTCCGGTCGTGGTTGCCCCGAATGAGGATGATTTGTCCGTTGAGCTGGTCTAGGTGGCTCTGGGGGTCTCCGAAGGCGAAGTCTCCGAGGTGGTAGACCACGTCTTCCTCGGCGACGCGTTCGTTCCACCGGCGGATCAGCTCCCGGTCCATGTGGGCTAGAGATTTGAAGGGGCGACGGCAGTAGGAAATTATGTTCTCGTGCCCTAGGTGGGTGTCGGCGGTAAACCAGAACTTCAATGAGATCCCCCGGGATTCAGTTTTTTGAACGAACGTTCGTTTTTCTGAACATCGACGTTTTCGACGCCTCCGACCTGGCTACTCAACGATGGATACCTCCATGAGTTGGGTGAGTGGGTTAACGCCTTCGGGGCGGGCTTTGTATTTGCCTCGGACGCGTTGGCGTGCCATGTCTGCGTATTCGGGTTTGATTTCGATGAGGATGAATCGGCGTCCTAGTCGGCGTGCGACTTGTCCCACGGTTCCTGAGCCTCCGAAAGGGTCAAGGACTATACCGCCTTTTGGGCTTCCAGCTTTGACGATGGGCTCAATGAGGGCAGGGGGGAAGGTTGCGAAGTGGGCTCCTGGGAAGGGGCGTGTGGGGATGCTCCAAACGTTGCCAGGGTTCTTACCTTTACCTGTTGATTCCCAAGGAAAAGATCGACCAAAGTGTTCTCTACCAGACTGTCTTGGATCAGGATAATATTTTCGTTCTTTATTTCCACTAGCAGTGCCCTGGTGGGGTTTTCTTATTGCGTCGAGGTCGAAGTAGTAGCGTCCCTGTTTTGCGAACAGGAAAACGTGCTCGTAGGCATTGGAGGGCCTGTCTTTCACGCTGCTCGGCATGGCATTTGGTTTCCACCAAATTATATCTGACCTTAGCAGCCAGCCATCATTCTGAAGGGCTATAGCGATTCGACTGGGCACTAGAAGGAGCTGCTTAGGCTGAAGCCAGTTAGAGCGGGCCTTCGAGGATTGTCGATAATGTTCAGGTTGCCCCTTTTCAGGCATGAATTTCTCATATTGCCCACCTTTACCACCTGAACCATAATATGTGTCGCCTAAATTGAGGAAGAATGTGCCTGTGGGCTTTAGCACCCGCCTGATCGCCCTGCATATCTCGATGAGGTGGTCTATGAATAGTTGGGGGTGGGGCTCGAGCCCGAGGCTCCCACGCCAGGCCCCGCATTTAGAGCAGAAATCGCTTTTTGGATCTTCTCCGCGTAGAGTCCCTAAGTTCGTGGACTGCTTGCCTTCTCCACCCTGTTTACTGAAGGAGGAGACCTGCGAGCTCCATTCATGCTTACATTCGGGGATCCCACCCCAGATTCGCACCGTCTCAGATCCGTAATCCCGAAGGCCCCAGTAGGGTGGGCTCGTGACCACGAGGTCGATGCTGTCCGCAGGCCAACCCTGCATTATTTTGGTACAGTCGCCGACTACGACCTGGTTCAGCGGCAGGGTCATCTAGATTACCTTCGGGATTTCGTCGAGGCTGTAGTACATCTTCATCCCAATTCGGTGGGCCTCATCACATTCTGCTTCAACGCCTGAGCTGAAGGGTTCTTCAATAAGACCATTCAGGAATAGTATGGCGTCACATCGACGGAGCCATTCGAGTCCGGCTTCGTAGGGGAGGCGGCCGCCGGCTCCGTATTCGCCGTCGAGTTCGAGGTAGAGGATGTAGTCGAGGCCGGGGGCGTAGGGGTAGTGTCCTTTGCGCCAGATTTCTGCGGCGGCTTTGAGGCTTTGTTTGAGGTTGTAGAGGTATTCGATGGGGTGGGGGGCGGTGAGTCGGCAGGCGATGTAGATGCACTCCGGCTTCATGTTTCGATGTCCTCCAGTTGGACTAGGGTGGATTGTTCGTGGAGTATGGCGCGGAGCAGGTCGAGATAGTTGAAGAGGTCGAGGAATGTGTCGTTGACGCTCTCGTTCTGGGGGGTTTTGCCATGGGCTTTGAGGTTGAAGTGGCGGTCGAGTTTGAGGATGGCGAGGTATTCGGCGCAGCCGGCGGGCGTGGCCACGTCTATGCCCCAGATGCGGCAGATCCTGGCGACCCGTTTGAAATTGCTGAGGACATCAGCATCGGCGTAGTCGTGGCTCTTGTTTTCCATCAGTTTCGATCGGCGTAGGAAGAAATCGTAGCTCAGGTCTTGGCGTTCGGCGCGGTTCATACGGCTTTCACCTGCTCCGTGGGGGTTTCCCTGGGGGGGTCGACCCATTCAACCACTATGAATGAGACGCCGCCGCAGGGTCCGCATTCGTCGCCTCGTCCGGCTTGGCCTATTTTGATGTTTGACACGACTGTTGCACCGCAGTAGGGGCAGCGCCAGATGATGGGTGCCCATCGGGGTTCGACGGCGGGGATCACCTGTGTGACCCGGGGTATTTTCTTGAGGGTCATAGGCTCTCCTCCTTGTCGCAGAGGTCGCGAACATCATGGATTTCTCGATGACAGTTAGCACAAAGAAGCTGTATTTTTTCCCGGGTTATTTTGCCGTCTCGTATATCTGTAAGTCGTTTCCATCCCTTACTGTCGTCTTTTCCATCAAAATTTATATGATGAAAATCTAGTGCGGCTAGAGATTTATTGTATCCGCAGAGTTCGCATTTTCCACCGAAGAGATCTACAACTTCTTTTTTAACGCTACGAGCCCATTTTGCCCTTCTCTTTAAATGGAGATCCTTATTTTCCTTGACCCAGTTGTTTGACCGTTCTCTACAGAGGGAACACGTGGTTTGTGGGTATCTATCGTTTGGTTTTCCGCAGACGACGCATTGTTTATCGGCATATCTTCGTGCCCTAAATTTTTTCGAGTATTTCTTGCGGATTTCAGCGCATTTTGTGCAATAGGTAAGCGGATATCGATCATTGGGGATTCCACAGTGAATGCAGAGCTTCTTAGGATAACGATTTTGTTTTTTCTCTTGATATTCGTTGATTTTTCTCTTAGAAATCACTGTCTTTTCCCCCACACAAATCTCGATAATCGCAGTAACCACATATCTTCCCGTTCCAGGCGTCGGGGTTTGCGGCGGGTGGGATTCCGTCTTGTAGGCTTCGGATTATCTTCGTGGCTACGTCTATGAAGTCGGTGAAGGCTGTGAGGCTTCGTTTCACGGGGAAGCTTTTGTCGATGGCGGTGCGCCCCTGAAGGAACGCGGATTTGTCGAGGTAATCGACCTGCCCCAGGTCGATTTGGAGAACATTGAGGTAGAACTGCAGTTGTGCGACGTGGTCGGGGCTGGGCTCCCGTCTCCAGGTTGAGGACTTTGCGGTTTTCACTTCGTGGAGGACCAGGTTTTCGAGGTGGTGGTGGGCGAGGATGTCGGCCCGCCCGTGGATGGACCATTCCTCGTCGTTGACGGTGAGGTTGTGGCGGGCTCTCAGCTGGGTGGCTATGACGTCGATGTCGGGGTGGGCTTCGAGGACGCCGGCCCAGTAGTCTTCGAGGATGTTGCCGGCGTTGAATATGCGCAGGGTTTCGATGGTGTGGGGGCGGTCGTGGGTTAGTTGGAGGTATGTTTTCTGGAGGCAGGGGCCGGTGAGGCCTGAGGCGTAGAGGATGTTGGGGGGTCGGACTCGGCGGGTGTCTTCTCGGTGTTGTAGCTGCGAGTCGATGAGGCTGCTCATGGTTTTGCCTCCATTCTGAGGGCGTCCTTGCAGCATGCGTCTAGGTAGGGGCAGAGTTGGCATTCGGAGATGTTTTCGTCGGTTGGGAAGGGGGTGCCGAAGCAGTCGGGTTTAGAAAGCAGGTTTTCTGAAATCTTGGTTTTTTGGAAGTCGGGCTTTCCATTTTTGTGGCCGTTATACGGGGCATATCCGTCGGGGGTTTTGACCCTTATAGGGGGCACACCAAACCATTTTTCGATGCACCGCTCTATCCATTCGGATCGGTGTTCAGGCTTCAGGTTGTAGTAGTAGTTGAACTCGGCGGCGGCCTCCTTGAGGGCGGCTTTGACGGCTTCGTAGAACTGGGCGTAGGCGATGAGCTCGGGGCCCCGGATTATGAGCAGTCGGTAGAACTCGCCGGTCATCTTCGGTTCCTCCTGCGTGGCCGCCCTCGGCTGGACCAGAGGACCAGCAACGCTAGGATACCCCACCCCATGAGGATTCCTTGGACGAAGGCTTGAAGGGGGCTCATTTTGAGACCTCCC